AATGAAAAATGATGACTTTACCGTACCTGAATTTGACTTTACGGCAATGTCGGATGCTTCTGGCACAGTTGGCTACATTTACACATCGGAATAATTTAAAAAGGTTTCCAAGTGAAAAAAGTAACACTAGGCGGGGTGGAATACACCCTGTCAGCTTTACCTCTGATCGGCTTGTCAGCGATTGGAAAAAATCTTGATCTCATCGGTGACAACAACTCTGCCGATGGGGTTCAAGCCCTAATAGATGGGATTTGGTACGGTATTAGACGCAACCACCCAGACGTTCCAAGAGAAATCGTGGAATGGAATATTGATACGCATAATTACAAAGATATTCTCGATGCTTTTACTTTTGTCAATAAGACTAAAGACCGAGGTGTATCGGGAAAGCCTCCAGCGAGGAAATAGATTGGGATTTAATCACGGCTCACGTCTGTCAAATGACAGGCTGGACTTGGGATTATGTCGAATGGAATATTGATTTACCTCGCTTAACTGCACTTAATCACCAATGGCAGATTTTGCCACCCATAGCTCTGCAAATGGCTCGTATTACTGGCTATTTAGGCTTTAAGAACAACGTACCGCAAGGTTCGCAAGAAAACAATCAAGAGATTGAGTCTTTAATGAGCGCTATGCCAAGTGGTAAAGCCCCCGAAATCATGTCACCAGAAGAATTTTTGAGCAAATTAAATAATGGCAAATGACGCACAAATTATTATCGGAGCAGATACCTCTGAGCTAGTGGCAGCCCTTAAAGGCGCACAAGAGGCAGTATCGGCATCGGTGGCAGAAATGAAAAGCTCATTAGGTGGTTTGGGTGGCGCTTTTGAGGCTTTATCTGGAGCATTTTTAGGCATAACGGCAGTTCTAGCTGGCGGCAAAATGTTCAAAGATGCCATTAATGCCAGCCTTGAGTTTACGGCTCAAGTTAAAGGGATTGCAAAAGTGATGGGTGTCACTACTGAGGAAGCCTCGGTAATGAATGTGGCGCTCAAGTTAATTGGCAAGACATCCGATGATCTAACTGGCGCTTCAATGAAGTTGCTTAAACAGATCAAAGCAAATGAAACCGCTATTAATGATATGGGTCTGCAAACTAAAGACTCTAACGGCCATTTAAGAAGCATGATGGATTTAACGCTCGATGCCGTTAATCTTCTCAAAGATTACAAAGAAGGCGTTGATAGGGATGCCGCCGCCATGTATATGTTTGGCCGTTCCGCTAAAGAAGTGATGGAATTGCAGAAATTAAATTCCACCGTCATGGAAAGAGCCAATGAGCTTGCTGAAAAATACCATTTAAAGATTGGCGCAGAAGGTGTAGAGAGCGCTAAGAAATATAAGATGGCTCAAGCTGAATTAGCTATTGTTTGGGAAGGTGTATGTGGCCTAGTGGGTGAAGTCTTAATTCCAATCTTGACTGATTTAGCCGCTATTTTTGGACAAATTGCTTATGTACTCTTCTCAGTTCTCAAAATATCAATTGACGTGGTGGTGGTAGCTTTCGACTCGCTTTACAACATTGTTTTACAAGTTGGCATTGGCGTTGCTAAGTTAGCGCAGTACTTTGGCGCTGATATGACTGCCTCCATTGCAGCAATGGAAGCTCAAGTGACTGCCTCAGATAAGCGTATTCGTGCCATGATTGGCAAGCCTATTGAGTCAGGAAATAAAGAAGCCACCGACAATAAAGGCACTAAACAATTTAAAGGTTTTGGCGATAAGAATAAAAAAGACCCATCTAGGGTAGGTGAGTGGGATGCCAGACTTGCAGAAGCCAAGGTTTACTACCAAAAAGAAAATGATTTGCGGGATATGTCAAAAGAGCAAGAAAAGGCTTATTGGCAATCTATTCAAAAGACTCAATCTTTAACTAATGCAGAATCTATCGAACTACGCAAAAAAGTGGCAGCTCTGGATTTAGAGATTATGAAAAAGTCCGTTAAAGACGGGCAAGGTTTAGCCAAGGAAGCGATTACTGAATATCAACGTAATGGCCTTGATGAAATCGCTATTGAAGAAGAAAAATCCAAGCGCAAAAAAGATTTAGGCGAAATCTCTGCTCAAGACTTTATTAAGCTACAACAAACCTACGAGAATCAGCGCTACGCTATAGAAGAGATCGCTCAAAACGCTCGTATTGAGTTACAACGCAACGATCCAAGTCAAGACCCAGTTGCCCTACAAGTTCAATTAGATAAGCTCTTAGAGTTACGTCAGAAACACGCTAAACAAGTAGAGCAGTTAAATACTTCTATGGCAAACCAAGTGAAGGCTGATTTTCAGTCAATGCTTGCTCCAATAGAGAACGCCGTCAGCACCTCTGTCACCGGAATGATTCAAGGCACTACAACGCTCAAAGCAGCAATGGCTAATTTGATGCAATCTATTCTCGGTTCATTTGTTAGCGCTATAACAAGTATGGTCGCTAAATGGGCAGCGGGTGAAATGGCTAAAACTGGATTGGCTCAGTCATGGTCAACGGTTCGCCAAGCCTTATTTGGTGAAGAGGTATTAACTGCGGTTGCAGCTAAAAAACTAGAAGCTGCTGGAACGATTCCCGCCGAAACGGGTGTCGCTGCAATGGGGGCTGCCTCTGCCGTAGCATCTATTCCGATAGTTGGCCCAGCTATGGCCGTTGCCGCTGCTGCTGAAATGTCAGCTATGGGTGCTGGCTATTTAGCTCTAGCCTCTGCCTCTGGTGGTTTTGATATTCCAGCAAACGCTAATCCACTTACTCAGTTACACGCAAGCGAGATGGTGCTTCCGGCTCATATTGCCAATCCACTTAGAGACTCTTTAGCTGGTGGCGGTATAGGTGGGGGAGATACTCATTTACACGTTCATGCTGTAGATGCTCCCTCAGTCGAAAGATTATTTAGAGATAACGGTCACTTACTTGCCCGTGAGATGCGCCGTCAATCTCGCAACTTTGCACCAACTAAGGCTTAATAATGAGTAATGCAATTTTCCCTAGTGAGTTGCCTGGCATTACTTTAGTCACCTCAGTTGCCCCACGATTTTCTACTAAGATTCAATCTGCTATATCAGGCCGTGAAACTCGTGCCGCATTTATGTCTTATCCGCTTTGGGATATTACGTTCAATTACGAATTACTCAGAAGTGACAGTAATGCCGAACTCGATCAAGTTATGGGCTTCTTTTTGCAAGTCAAAGGGTCGTTTGATAGCTTCTTAGTCTCCATTCCTAACGACAGTTCTGTTACTGATATGCAATTTGGTACAGGAAACGCATCGCAATTAGCTTTCCAGTTGACTCGTACTCGAGGCGCTGGAGGATTTGGATTTGTCGAGCCAGTTCAAAATATCAATGCAATTACCAATGTCAAAATTAACGGTGTAGAGACTACTGCCTACACTATTAGCTCGGTTGGAGTCATCACTTTTACTACCGCTCCAGCTACGAGCGCTGTGATTACTTGGACAGGCTCGTACTACTACCGTTGCCGGTTTACTCAAGATACTGCCTCCTTTGATCGTTTTATGAACAATCTCTGGGAATTAAAAAAAGTGCAGTTGGTTGGAGCGATCGGCAACAAAGTTTAGTTATGAAAAATATTTCTACTGCTTTACTCGCTCATTTACAAACTGGCTCACCTTTTGTTATGGCTGATCTATATACGGTCACGCTGGCATCCGGAACAATTTACCATTGGGCTGATTTTGACCAAGATATTGTTCATCCTACCAATGGATATACCTATTCTTGCTCTGCTCCTGTATTAAAAAGAGGTAAGACTCGCACCGTTATTGGTATAGAAGTCGATACACTCGATATATCCATCTATGGAAGAGCTACCGATATTGTGAATGGCTTGCCTATCTTGGCGGCGGCGCAAGCGGGTGCGTTCGATGGTGCTAAATTAGTCCTTGAAAGGGCATTTCTATCGCCTATACCCACAGTCATTGGAGTGATAAACCTCTTCACTGGTCGTTTTGCTGATGTGACTTTAGGTAGAACTGAGTTTCAAGTTCGTGTGAACTCCATGACCGAAGCGCTCAACATTAGTCTGCCTAGAAATATTTATCAGCCTGGTTGTATTCATGTGCTGTATGACACCGGATGCACTCTGAACAAAGCTACTTTTGGCACATCTTCGGCTATTACTAGTGGGACTACGACTACAAATTTACATTGTGGACTCACTCAAGCTGATGGATTCTTTAATCGTGGCTCAATTCAGTTTATTAGTGGCGCTTTATCAGGTGTTACTCGTACCGTTAAAAGTTACACAACTGGCTCTGTCAGTTTGCTATTACCTTTGCCAGCTACGCCAGCCGTAGGAGATACCTTTATAGCCTATGCGGGTTGCGATAAACAGCAATCGACTTGCCAAGGAAAGTTTAATAACTTGCCTAACTTTAGGGGCGCTCCATATATCCCCGTTCCCATCACGGCGGTCTAAATGAGAAATAAAATTGTCATTGAGGCTAAAACTTGGCTGGGAACTCCTTTTCATCATCAAGCTAGAGTAAAAGGTGCTGGAGTAGATTGCGCTAACTTATTGATTGCAGTCTATTGCGATCTAGGCTTGGCTAAATTACCCGAAGTTGATAGCTATAGTCCTGATTGGCATCTTCATCACGATGAGCCACGTTTTCTAAATATGCTCATGCAGTATTGCGAAAAAGTAGAAATCCCATTAGCGGGTGACATTGCTATGTTTCAGTACGGCAGACAAGCAGCGCACGGAGCAATCGTGATAGATGAGAATACCGTGATTCATGCTTGGCGTGATGCTGGAAAAGTGGTTCAAACTCAAATTAAATTAAGCCCATTAGAGAATCGTCTGGTGGGTTTTTATCGTTTACAGGGTCTTAAATAATGGGCGGCTTATTCGGATCATCGCAAGCCAGTCAAAATCAGTCGGCTACTCCATTAACGGGTTTAAATATTCAAAGTAGCGCTAATGGTGTACCGATCCCATTGGTATATGGCACGACTAGAGTTACCCCAAACCTTATTTGGTACGGTGATTTTGTAGCTATCCCCCATACCTCTACTCAAAGCCAAGGCGGTAAGGGTGGCGGTGGTGGTAGTTCATCAAACACGACTTATACCTATACCGCTTCTTTTGCTTTAGCCTTGTGTGAGGGTGCAGTCGCATCTATTACGAATGTATGGATCAACAAGACAAAAGAAACCAATCCTAGTTCTTTATTCTCATTGTTTCTAGGTAATTCCTCACAATCTCCTTGGTCATATTTAAGTAGCGCTCACCCAGGTCAAGATTTATCCTATCCAAATATTGCGTATGCTGCTGCGAATGGCTATGACTTGGGATCAAGTGCATCGCTTCCGAATCATAATTTTGAAGTGCAAGGTAAATTTCTGTTAGGTGGCTCGGTACTAGATGCTGACCCAAAAGATATTTTGACCGATCTATTAACAAGTCCGCTGACAGGCGTACCGAATTCACCAACATTAAATTCAACGGCTCAGTATTCAGCATATTGCAATGCCTCTGGAATACTGCTTTCTCCTTGTTACAGCACTCAAGCTACTGCCGCCTCGATGGTTACAGACTTGATGACAATCACTAATACTGGTATTTATTTCAGCGAAGGAGTGCTGAAATTAGTGCCTTATGGCGATTCGACTATTACTGGTAATGGCGTTACCTACACTCCAAGCTACAACACTATCCCTAACTTAGGTGATGATGACTTCTTAGAAGATGGCGGGAATGATCCGATTATTGTTAAACGTAACGCCATATCCTCAGTAGTCAATAGTAGTTCGGATGCTTACAACCAAGTTACTGTTGAATACCTAGATCGCTCAACTGATTACACCGTTTCTACTGTAATCGTAGAAGATGCCGCCTCGATTGATATGTTTGGTCTCAGACCGATGAGTTCAATCACGGCTCATCAAATCGCAGATAAGAACGTAGCTAATGCCGTTGCTTTGTTAATTCTACAAAGATCAGTCTATATTCGTGCAAATTATCAATTTCGTCTTGGTTGGCAATGGTGTCATTTAGAGCCGACTGATATTGTTACTCTGACCGATTCTGTTTTAGGCTTATTGAACTATCCAGTTCGCATCCTTCAAATTGAAGAAGATGAGTATGGGACTTTGACAGTATTAGCCGAAGATGCGCCTTATGGCGTTTCTTCCCATGTCGTAGCCAATGTCCCATCAAATAGTGGATATTCAGTAGATTACAACGCCGACCCCGGCAGTATTTCTACAGCTTGCATTTTTGAGCCTCCATTCGTTCTCGCTAGTGGATCAGGACTAGAAGTTTGGGCTGGCGTAAGTGGCGCAGTAAGCTCCCAAGTATGGGGGGGCTGTAATGTCTGGGTCAGTTATGACGGAACAACTTATCAAAAGTTATCTACCATTACCAATCCAGCCAGAATAGGGCATTTAACAACTGCGCTAAGTGCTACAGCAACTAGCCCTCTAGGAGTTCAGTTGGATGGCATGGGCGGTCAGTTAATCCCAGCATCATTGTCTGATGCTTCTGCCTTGCATAGCTTGTTTTATGTCGGTGGCTCGAATCAAGAGTTTATGGCTTATCAAGGTTCAACCCTGACAAGTACAAACGCTTACACGCTATCCGGTCTAGTGCGTGGCGCTTATGGTAGCTCCGAAGCAATCCATTCCATTAACGATCCATTTATTCGGATTGATGACTCCCTATCCAAATCAGGAAGTCTTGATTTAAGTTTGATTGGTAGCACGATCCACTTTAAATTTCAGAGTTTCAATATTTGGGGCGGTGGGGTTCAAGATATATCAACTTTATCCGCTTACAACTATACGATTAGCGGTCAACAGGCTACTGGAAATATTGTGGGTGGCTTAACTGCTTCGGCAATAAGTGGCTCAAGCGTTCTTACACAACTATCTTGGACTGCCTCCGCTGGTGCTGACCATTACATCATCGACCAATCCGGTGATGGCATTACATGGCAACGTACTGGTGAAACTAAAGCAACAACTTGGGCAGATTCCTCATTATTTGGCTCATCAACTCGTTTTCGTGTTGCCTCAGTTCGTGCTTTAGCTGGCTCATGGTCTAGCTCGTCTTACCTCAATATCAACTACATCGGAATGTGGAATTCAATCTCTACCACTCCAATGTGGAATTCTGTATCAACTACCCCAATGTGGAGTTAATTAAATGACAACAGCACTTCCCGCCGCAACAACTGCCGTAGCATCTGGCGCTACACAAGGCGATGTTAAAAACTGGATTACCGGAGTTCACGATTATCTTGCTGGATTATTTGGTACGACTGGGTCTACCGCTGATGCGTTGACTGCGCTTGGTGTGGGTGGTGGTGTTTCTTCTGCTGTTGCTGGTAATGGTGTGGCAGTATCAGGGGCTACTGGTGCGGTTACATTTAGCGTGTCTGCCCCTTCTGCTAATTCTGTTGGAAGTTATTGTTTTGCATCGATTCAAGTTTATCAAGCTAATTGGACTTTTGGTGGTAATTATTCTGCTGGAATAGGAAGTCAACAAATACAATTATGGGCGAATGCAGATAGTGTTACTGGTGGCACTTTAACAGGCTCAATTTCTGGTACTTGGAAATGGATGGGTTTAGGTACTAATTCATCTGCTGGTGGTCAAGCCTCATCTGCTTTTGGTATCGCTGTTCGTGTCGCTTAAAGGAAAATAAAATGTTAACTATTCAATATGCAAAAGACCCCATTTGGAATGATGAAGCTCATACAGCAATTCATTTAACTGTTAAGTTTGTAGAAATTCCAGAGGAGTTACCTTTTACAGCAACTCCTAATGACCCTATGCCTTATGGCGTTGTTTTATACAATAGCGCATTGGCGGGTGATTATGGAACTATTGCGCCTTATGTACCGCCTCCAGCACCTATTCCAACTGCATAATGACTTACGGAATCTATCCTAATAGCACTCCTGAATTTCGTCTTTTTCAAAAAGAAGATGGAACAACGGAAATGCAAGTTCGCTATCTTAATTCTCAAATGAATTACACAGGATTATGGATTCCTGTTAAAACTGAAAAAGAAAATGGTAACTCAAGCAATACTTAAGCATGAATTTACATATGGGGGTGCAAAAGTAAACATTTATCATGCTAATAAAGGTGAAGGTATCGCTATGCACAGCCATGCTTATTCCCATGCCACTACCTGTATGAATGGCTCTTGTAAATATACTCAAGAAGATAAAGTTTTAATTGCCACCAAAGATACTCAGCCAATAAATTTATTAGCTGGTAAATTGCACGAAATTGAAGCCCTAGAAGATGGTACAGTTTTTGTAAATGTATTCGCAGAAGG